AACCCGTGTCCGGGAACGAAATGCGTTCGCGGCGCCCCGGGGAGGCAGTAGCCAAGCCAGCCCAAACCCGCCCAAAACGGCCCGAATCTCATAGCCGACACGCAGCGGCAATATCCTTGCCGCTGACCTCACCAAAGCAAACGCAGGACGAGGTTTCAGGCACGAAAGCGCAGGCCCCGGGAGGAGACCCCTCGAACAGCTCCGCGACGCTTGGAGCGAGCTTGTAGGGCGTGCCAGCAGAGGACGGCACAGGGAAGGGAGAACGAGCGTTCGCACGCGCCCTGCGAAGCTCATCGGCGTTAGGCGGCTCCTCCTCCCCGGCCCGAACTTTCGCCGCCGCTTGCTCCACCTGCGTTGCCCGAGCGAGAGGGCCATGCCAGAAGAACCGGTAGCCCATGACGGCCGTCACCGCCAGGGCGATCAGGAACACCCACAAGACAGCGGGCAGACGCCCGACCGGCTTCGTGTGGAGCTTCGAGCTCTTGTAGAGCTGAAAAACATCCTTTGGATAGCGCCACAGCTTTTTGGCGGCCGCAGCCTTTTTGTTCAGCGCCGTGTCGCAGCCAGTCCACTCCCAGACGCTGGCCGATGCGGTCTTACCCATCCGCTCGACATGCAGGTGGCGATTGACCAGACGCCGCACCCGCGCATCCAGCAGCATCGGGTGTTGCGTCATCAGGATCACGTCGCAGCCGGCGTGCCGGTGCACACTCATCCAGTTCACGACGTCAGGAATCTTCGCGCTGGATGAAACGTGAGGTATCGCGTCCTGCGCCTCATCGAAGCAGATCACCGCGCCAGGCTGGACCCACTCGCGCACACCCTGAAATTCCTCGACCCCGATTTTCTCGTGCGCGACGCACAGGCCGTTGATGTTGCTATGAAGGAAGCGCTCGACCTTCGAGCCGTCCTCAGCATCGATGAACGAGCCAGGGACCGGCCGCAGCAGCTCGGCGATGGCATAGAGGGTCTTACCCGCCCCAGGCTGGCCGGTGATAAGGGTCAGCATTAGTTGCCCGATCCCATGCTCTGAAACTTCACCGCCGACGATGCGCCGATCACAAGCATCCTCGTTGCGATGGCCCCCAGGATGATGCCCGCAGCCTCCAAGCCACCCGCGTAGCGAAACAGCTCGAACGCAAGAGCCGGAAGCTGGCCGATGGATCGCACGAAGTCATTGATGAATCGATCCACCAGAAGGTCGATACCGGTGTACGTCACCGCGCCCATTCCAAACATCGTCAGCAACCGCCCGGCGATCGGCTCGACCAGGAGCAGCAGGGCAGAGCCAAAGATGCCGAAGCGCGAACTGATGCTGACGGCAACGCGTCCGATTGCGGGAATGATCCCCAAGAGCAGTTGCCACATATCAAACCCCAGAGTCAGAACGCGTTGAAGGAAGAACGATCACAACCGCCGAAACCGCAGCGATGCCAAGCAGGACGATGCGCAACAGATCGAGCGACGGACACACGTCCGCAGCCATATCGAACATGGTGAAAGCGCGATTTGCCACCGTGGACTGAAAGACCACGTTACGCGGGCAAGTGCGCTGCGTGGCGATGCCGTACTTGCCCCAGTTGAAGCCCTGCGGCTCAGAAAGATCAATGGTCTTTCTCTGCACCTCAATGGAGCCCTCAGTGAGCCCAGGCCCTTCCGCATCGGCTTTGCCAAAGAACCGTTCCCACAGCTTTCCTATGGCGCTGGCTTCCTCAAGATCAGGTTCACCCTTTTCGCCGCCGTTGTCGTCGTCATCGCCGCCCCCCTTACCGTCATCACGCGAATCCTTGTTGTCCGCAAGACACCCGCCAGCGCGCGCAGAAAAAACAGTGTTGGGTGGGCAGCGTGCGTAAACCTCGGTGTCGTAGTTGCGCGTCAACTGGCCATTCTTGGTCAGGAGATTGGCTTCACCATAGACACGGAAACAGGAGCCGGAACCGTCTAGACAGTCCGAATCGGGACCATCCGGGTTGACATGCCAACCCGCAGAAACCAGCCGGACCTGATCCATACCAGGACAACCACCATCTGCCTCCAAGAGGCGCTTTTGATGGAAGTAAACACAGTCAGATTCAACGCGATCTGAAAAGGGCTCGAATACAGCCCCATGGAGGCATTCCCAAGGATCAGAGCGCGAATAGCGAAAGCCATCGAAAGGCACGAGCCGCTTGCCCTCGGGAACCGCCGACTCATTGCGAGTCCATGTCTCCAAACTCGCCATGCAGGAGAGGCCGCGCCCTTCACCCCAGCCAGCTTTATCACCGCGGTCCCGGTGCCCATCGTTGGAAGGCTCATCACCCCCAGGCTCATCAGAGCCGCCGACGCTCTTACCGGTAAACCGGTACGTGCCGCCGCAGATCCAGCCGGAGAAGCCATTTGGCGGATGCTGCTCAGGGGTGTATTCACGCCCATAGCAGGCGCCCGTACCGAAGGCAGCGAGTTCGCACCCACGAAACGAGGCGAGCTTTGGCGGGGTGGCGCTAGATGCACCGGGGTACTCGAATTCGAGGGGGATCGCCACGCGATCACGGCCCATCGTTTCGCAGGTGTCCTGCGCTTGCGCCGTCAGTGAAACAAGACCCAGAGAAAGAGCAGCAAGACACCGACGTACATGAACTCCAAAGGCGAACCCAACATGACGCACTCCAAACTCAATCATGGCCCGGACTCCCCGAGAACATCTCATACATGCGGCGAAGGCACAACAGAACGACGATGACAGGCAGCGCGAGCAGCATCAGTTCGTTGTAGTCGCCAAACCGACTCTTGTCGTTCCGATAGGAGCCGACAACACAGACAGCCGTGCCCACATCACAGACCGCCTCGAACTGGGGCGTGGTGGGAGGCAGCGACTCCACAGCAATTTCAAAGGTGGCCATAACGGGAGAGGGCGCCGAAGCGCCCCCTCTATCCCCTAGGGGATCAGCCCCACCAGCCCAGTTTTTTGCCGATGGTGCGCAGGGCCCAGAAGCCCAGCATCGCGCCGATCAGCAAGGCGGCAGCCGCCTTCAGGTCGGTGCTGGCGTTGCCCAGCTCGGTGGTGATGGCTGCGGGCAGCTCGGCGTGAGCGGAGGCGGCAGCAGCGACCAGGGACGCCAGGACGGCAGCGCGGAGAGCGACGATCTTCTTCATTTCATTTCCTTGAAGGTGGCCCGAGACATTCGGACTTGCACCGATGTGGCCCCGGCGTCTCACGACGATGAGGGACACACCACTACAACCTCAACGACGAAACAACAGGCAATACACAAAAACCAGAACCAGAGCCGTTCCGAAGCCGATGAGGTACTGAGACCCAGGCTCATAGAGTCCCGCCGATGCGGACAGCTCTACGATGTTGGAAACGATGTCATTCATCTACGAGGCCCCTTGTGGAAGCGAACCACATGCCGCTTAGCACCCCAGAGGACGTACCAAGCGACGAGACGAGAGAAGAGACGTTGAATGTGTTTCATGCGTCCAACTGGTGGCAAGAGAAGATCACCCCTACGCCGCCGCAGTGGTCCTGAACCGCATCGTTCGCAGCATCAGGGGTTGCGAACGGCGTTGCATTGGTGATCAGCTTCGTGTGACAAACGCCGCCCTCACCATCCGCGCAGAGAAACGAAAACTCCTCTGCGTCCTGAACGTAGTACCGAGTCACGTACATGGGACCGGGAACGAATTGCGTTCTTGATGAAGCAGGGCTAGCCCCGCTTAGACCTTCTTCGAGGGCTCTGCGGCCTTCGGGGTCAGCGAGTGCATGACGGTCTTCATGGACTTGCCATTGGTGACCATTTCCATGTCCGCGTCGGCCGTGAACGGGAACGGCAGGTGCTTGTACTTGTCGAACTCGACGCTGGTTCCCAACGTGAACTCGGCGACGGCCGAACCCTTGGCAGTGCCCTTGGAATCGTCCAGGCCGACCAGGGCGTAGACCTTGGTGCTGTCGTAGCCCGTGCCGTTCTCCAGCGTGCCCTTGCTGGACTTCATGCCGACCACTTGAATGACTTGTGCGAAACGCATTGTTGAAAGCTCCTAGATGAAAAATCCGGCAGGTGTTAGGCAACCTCTGCGGCCGGTTCGCAGGGTTCGGTGAAACGCTTGAGTGCAGCGGCAATGCCGTGCGCCATGGTTGAGTGATTCAGCCCACGCAGCGAGCGCGGAACGGGCCGGTGAGCCTGATCGACCACGAGGCCAATCAGCCAGTCTTCGTTGGGCATGACCTTGGAGATTTGCACCAGGGTCGGAGCGACCACGCGCTGAACCCAGCGAATGCAGCGCTCAGCACTGGCTTCAGCAACCGCCGTTGCAGTCGGAACACGCGTAGCGACTGGGTGATTGCACAGCCAGTTCGTGGCCTCGTAGGCCCCCGCGTAGTACTCGGCAGGACGGACCAGCGCATCCCACGGAATGACGCGGTTGACGTTGCGAAGCTCGACTTCGCCGCGCAACCACTTGGAGGACAGATCGCCAAAGGCATGCCCCTTTTCGTAGCCCCGGAAAATCTTGCCGCTCTCACGCTTGCCAATCTGCAGCGTGCGCGAGTCGCCGGGTTTGAAGAAGCTGGTGGTGGCGATCCTGCGCAGGTCGATGCAATCGAGGTTCACCCGGGTGAAGTCCGACGCGTCACCGTCATCCAGGCCGATCCATGCGCCGTGGCACTGGTGCTTGGGTCTGCGATTGCGATAGCTGAAGCCGTGCGACTTGTACAAGCCGACCAGCTCGGCAATGGCTACCTCACCATCAAAGAAATCCTTGGCGAGGTCAATGCGGGTGATGGTGGGGAACAGCTCGCCGAAGTAGTCGTGCACGCGCTTTTCCCAGCCAGGACGAGCGAAGGTGCAGCCCTCACCCTTGAGCGTCACACAGATGGTTCCGCGCTGCGACTCGCCTCCGGCGGAGACACTCGCGACCTCATGGCCGAACGCGTTGTTGATCGTGGTGGTGAACTCGTAGTAATCACGGCCAGGACGGTCCACGCCGACGACGAAGCCGAGCAACTGAGCGAACACGTGAGCGAACCAATGCGCGATGCTCTGGTCATCGGTGTCGCCCGGGATACGGCGCGTGGCCGGGACATTGATCCGCTTGAAGGTGAAGCGGAAGTAGTCCACGACGACGCCAGATTGAGCAGCCGCCGCGACCTGCCGTTTCTGACAAAGCAGCTTCACCCGATTGCCTTCGATCACCAGCTTTTCGTCAGTAGACATTGCCCACTCCCTCACCTTCGTTGTTTACCCCCGTGTTACTCGGGGGGGTATAAAAGCCGGAGGCCGGCGCGGCGGCGTCGTGCAAGCCCTGCCGCCCGCCGCTGCCGGCCCG